AGTAGCAGATGCATCAATAGATGCAGTTGATAGTACACGTATTGCATTTAGATCAGTGATTCATGACTTAACTCCTGGATATAGCATGGGCGCATTTTCCGTTAAAGCATTCGAACATTCATTACAGTTAGTTGAATCTTCATTAGAATTTCTAAAAATCATACCAACTGACAAGAAGATACCAACAGTAAGAAAAGACACCGAAGCATTACAGAAAACAGTGCAAGAATCAGGTCCTAGTAATATGGGAGTGGTTGCGAAGAAAGTGAGTGATACATTAAGTGGAAAAGTCGATACTGAATCAGCAAGTTATAAATTAGAAAATGCGTTTGCGTTAACAGTTGCAGCACGAAAGAAACAACTTAAAAAAGAAAAAGAAGAAGCATATAATGCAGGATATCTTAATGCATATAATATTTTAAACCAGAATTTTAGCCCAGAGCAATTTGCAGAAGGTGGTGGACCTGTTCCAATTCAGCGACCTAATGGTAGATGGTATGCTAATATAAAAGACCCTACATCGGGTATAGGTAGTAAAAAAGTATATATAGATGAGTTAAATGTAGTTGGCATGAAGTTTAATAGCATGCATCTATTAGATAGCAAAATTACTAAAAAGATTCTAGAAATAACAAGAGTAATAGAACAGACAGCAATAACGGAGAATATGCATGGCGACTGAAAAACATAAAATTACAATAGGCGGCAATGAAATTGAAGTACCTAAATGGGCTACGGAAGAAACACTAACTAAAGTAGAAAAATTAATTGCCGAATCTGGTATTGTAACAAGTCTAGTAACAAAGTATATGGAACAGACTGATATAGATTTATCGCAATTATCAGATGATATTCAAGAACATGCTTCCAGAACTGTCGCAGGAAATGAAAGAGTAGATAAGGCAAAGAAAGCATCGTTTGATAAAAAAATAATATCAGCAGCAAGTTCAACTAAGAATGTGGTTGACAAATTTAGTAATACTGATGCACCACTCACTGCAATGGTAGATATGCTTGGCGACATGGGTAATGCCATTAATGGTAGTGCTAAAGGTTTGGCTGGCGACATAGATATGAATTCAAAGGCAGGAAAACTATTAAGTGGTGGTGGTAAGGCAGTTGGTGCATTTGCAGCAGGCGGATTAGCGTGGGCTGCATTCCAAGCGGGACAAATAGAACAATTTGCAAAAGCACAAGAGACATTGATAAATTCTGGTGCAATTATGTTTGGTGATGTATCTCCGTATGAAACATTGAAGCAATCTGCTATATCATCGGGTCTATCATATACTGAGTTATCTAAGGTAGTTAGTCAAAATGGTATTGCATTACAGTCATTGGGTAATGGGGTATCGGGTGGTACGACTGCATTTACATCAATGTTTAAGTCAGTTAATAAGACAGGTGATCAATTTGGCGACTATGGTTTAAGATCGACAGAAATGGCAGATGTGTTGGCTGATTATATAAATATACAGCGTATGACAATGTCAAAGGATATGGCATTATTAAGTACTCAAGATAATGTTGAAGCAGGATTCCATAATTTGATGATTGAAACAACTGCATTAGCAAGTTTAACAGGTCAAAATAGATCAGAAATATTGCAGAAGAGAATGGCTTCATTGGCTCAACCACAAGTCGCAGCAGCATTGGCAACAATGGACGCAGCAGGCGGTGGACACGCAGAAGTAGCAAGATCATTTATATCACAATTTGCTCTACTTGAAGGTACGATGGGTCCTGTTGGAAAAGATATATCTGATAGATTCAATGATTATATCTTTAAAGTAGCAGAATCACCACAGGATTTTGATTTGAAAATTGCATTGGGAGATTTGGCTGGACCAATGGAAGAGGCTAACAATGGAATGATTGACCGAGTTAATGCGGTGTTTAGGTCAGGTGATATTGAAGGCGCAAATAAGTTGCTAGTTAAAGAATTAGCAAAAATGAAAGACGCAAACGTAGGATCAAGTATAGCAGCAGTAGGATCATTTCAACACGTAGTGCAACAACTTAAATCTGGTGGTATACAGGTAAACTTGCAAATGAAAAAACTGTCTAACATGAGCAACGAAGAGTATGCTGTATATCTTAAAGAGATAGAAAGGAAATCAAAAGAGTCAGGTAAAATGACAGTAGCAATGAACAATATGAAAGAATCATTCATGACAATTCAAGATTCGTTTGTTGTTAATTTAGATTCTGCATCTAAATACGCAGAAGAACTTTCTGTTAAATTAAAAGAGGGAGCAAACACATTATCAGGGTTTGTCAAAACAACCTCGTCAAAAGTAGGAGAAGTTGTAGATGCAGGCGCAGTCTTGATTGACGAGCCTTCAATAGAAAACGCTATTGCATTAGCTAATACAAAGGTAATGGACGTAGAAGGTGCTAGTAAAACAACCCCGAATCCTTTTCTACCGCTATTAGAACTTATAGGTCTTGGTGGTGACGATGATAAATCTACTGTCACTCCGGGCATTAAAAAATTAGACAATGCCGAGGAAGTTACACCAAAACGTGACACTGCTACACCATTGAACAATCCTATACCAATAGTAACAGGTAATATTAAAACAACAATACCAGATGTTGCAAGTAATCGTGATAATGGTGATAATAAAGTGTCAAAGTATTTGGATGATATTTTAAATACAAAAAAAGAATCGCTTGTTCTTCTTGATCAGATGAAGATGGCGATGACTAGTATACAGCGATCTAAGGATTATAAAAACGCAGTCAAATATGCTACGTAATTTGAAAGGATAAATACTATCATAATGAAATTAAAAGGTAAATTACTATGAGTTGGAAGAAACATTTTCAGAAGCACAACGTAAGTCAAGCGGGTCAACAGACCAAGCAATCTAGGTGGCAAAGTTGGCTACCAGAAGTATATTCTGGTATGCCGAATCGCACAGAACGCTATACGCAATATGACCAGATGGATCAAGATTCTGAAATAAACGGTGCATTAGATACTATTGCAGAATTTAGCACACAGACAAACCCGGAAACTCGTTTGCCGTTTGATATATTTTATAAATCAGAGGCAACAGATGCAGAAGTGTCCGCGTTATCTACAGCATTAAAGCAATGGTGTAATATCAATGATTTTGAGCGCAGATCGTTCAATATTGTACGAGCAGCGATTAAATATGGAGATCATTTCTTCGTAAGAGATCCAGAAACGTTTAAATTGTATTGGGTAGCACCAGAAGATGTTGTTAAAGCAGTTGTAAATGAATCCAATGGTAAAGAGATTGATCAGTATATTATGCGTAATATCAACTTAAATTTACATGATATGGTATTGACTGATACAAGAAACACACAGAATATGGATATGCATAGTTCTCCTGGATTTACTAACACGACTAGTAACTCAGGATTATCTAGTAATCAAATGACAGGAAATCAGAATGAAGAATATGCGGTTGATGGTTCTCATGTTATTCATATTTCAATGACAGATGGTATGACTGCTAGTTGGCCCTTTGGTCAGAGTATACTTGAATCTGTATTTAAAGTTTATAAGCAAAAAGAATTATTAGAAGATTCAATTATCATTTATCGCGTACAGCGTGCACCAGAGCGCAGAGTATTCTACATTGATGTTGGTAATATGCCAGCACATAAGGCTATGGGATTTGTTGAGCGAGTTAAAAATGAAGTTCATCAGACTAGAATTCCTAATAAAACTGGTGGTGGTAGCAGCGTAGTTGATGCTGCATACAATCCATTATCTATCATGGAAGATTATTTCTTTGCTCAAACAGCAGAAGGACGTGGTTCTAAGGTAGAAGTATTGCCCGGCGGTGACAACTTAGGTGAGATTGACGATCTAAAATACTTCAATAACAAGTTATTGAGAGGTCTTCGTATACCAAGTTCGTATATGCCAACTGGTTCAGAAGATGGAACAGCGACATACAATGATGGTCGTCTAGGTACTGCATTAATACAGGAATATCGTTTTAGTAAGTACTGTGAACGTATTCAGTTAGTATTACAGCCTGCATTAGATAAAGAATTTAAGATGTTTTTGAAGCATCGTGGTATTGATGTTACAAGTAGTTTGTTTGATTTAAACTTCGTAGAACCACAAAGTTTTAGTAAGTATAGAGAGATTGAGTTAGATGGTGCACGTGCTACTGTATTCAGTAATCTTGAAGGTGTTGATTATTTGAGCAGACAGTTCCTTTTGAAGAAATATCTTGGTCTTAGTGAGGCAGAGATTACAGAAAATGAAATCTTATGGCGCAAAGAAAATGGCAAAGATGGTGCTACCAGTGACCCAAGTAGTGACTTAGGTTCTATAGGATTGCGTTCTGGTGATGTTGATGGATTTGAAGCAACTGAATTAGACGATGGAGATTTTGATGGTGAAGAAGATTTAGGTGATGATACACCAGATGATACAGGAGAGGTAAGCGATGAGATTTAATGAATTAGCAATTGATGAAAAAAATGATCAAGATAAGTGGGATATTGACGATACTCGTAGACCACGTTTAACTTTGAAGCATTTAAATAAGATTCGCAATAAACGCGAATTGGCTAAAGCAGAGTATGATGATCAGCAAGACATGAATTCAGCAATGTATGGTAAACCATCAGAGTAAAAAAAGTTGCTAAATAAATGTAATAGATTTCACATAATGTATAGTTTTTCTTAAAAACGCGATTTTAAACCCGTTTTTAACTAGTTATAGGCGAAAACTATTAAATACTAATGTAATAAATTAATTCCCTAGTAGCCTATGGAATTAATAAAATAGATTTATAAAATAAAATTTTATTAAACGGAGAATATAAAATGAGCGTACAAGATCGTTATTCAAAGATCATTGAGAGCCTAGTAAACGGGGAAGGTGAAGTTGCATCTGATTTGTTACATGAAGCTTTTGTAGACAAAGCTCGCGAGATATGGTCAGGTCTTGTGGAGCAGGATGAAATAGTAGAAGAAGACATTTCAGAAGAAGAGATTGAAGAATCTTATTTTGATGAAGATGTTGATTCATTTGAAGAAGAAATTGCAGCAGAAGAAGAGTATGCAATGGAAGACGAAGATGAAGAAGGTGAAGCAGAATTTGAACTAGCATCTGATGATGAAATGGACATGGAAATGGACATGGATTCAGAAGGCGACATGGAGCCAGAATCAGAAGCAGGAATTGAAGATGCAATGCTAAGTGTTGAAGATGCACTTGCAGACCTTAAAGCAGAATTCGCACAGTTGATGGGCGATGACATGGGCGATGAAGAAGAAGCAGGTTTATCTGACGAACTTCCAGCCGATGATTTCGCATCTGATCTTGAGCCAGAAGAAGAAGTTGAAGAAGAGTATGCTTTTGAAGCAGACGAATCAGAAGAATTAGAAGAAGCCGCTGATCTTACAAAGATTGGTAAAGATGGAATGCATCCTTCGGAAATGCCAGCAGGAGATGACGGTAAAGCATCACCAGTTGCAAGCAAAAACGACATGGGTGGAAAAGTAGTTCCAACTGGCGCAAAAAGTGCTGAAGGCTCTAAGAAAGGCTTATCAGACGCAACAGCAAAAGACATGGGTGTAACACATCCTGGAGACGGCGCTTCATTGAAGCCTGAAACTCGCGGTCATGGTGCTGAGAAGCGCGGTATGAAACAATAAAAATGCGTAATACACTTAACGAACATTTAACTTTCGATCAAGCAAACATTGTTACTGAGGCTGTGGATAACGGCAAAGGTGGCAAAGACTTGTACATGGAAGGTATTTTTGTTCAAGGTGATGCACGCAATCAAAATCAGCGCGTATACCCATCTTCGGAAATTCGAAGAGCAGTTAATTCTGTTCAAGAAAAAATACAAGGTGGTTATTCAGTGTTGGGCGAGGCAGACCATCCAGATGATCTACAAGTGAATCTGGACCGAGTATCACACATCATTGAAAAAATGTGGATGAACGGGAATGATGGTTATGGCAAGCTAAAATTATTACCAACACCAATGGGCAACATATGTAAAACTTTGTTGGACAATGGCGTAAAATTAGGCGTATCGAGTCGCGGTAGTGGTAACGTAGGTGACAATGGTAATGTGTCGGAATTTGAAATTGTAACAGTTGATATTGTTGCGAATCCAAGTGCTCCAGATGCATATCCAGACCCACTCTACGAGGCTATCATGAATGGCAGACGTAGCGACATTATTATGGATGTTGCGAAAGCTATAAATCACGATACAAAAGCCGAAAAGTATCTCCAGGAAGAGGTACTTAAAATGATCAATAA